AAGAAGTTTTTTAATGAGCAAAAAGAATTATACAAGCAACCCCTTGAGTCGAGACCGGTTGCTGATTCTCAGAGCAACAGTGAAGAGCTTCAAGAGTACAGGCAATATTTAGAATCTGTTAAAACTCAACAACAGGAAAGTGAGGCAAAACGCAATTGGTTTTTAAAAGAAACCGATAAAGTTTTTACTGAAGATTTCAAAGGTTTTGATTTCGTGCTTGACGACAAAACAGTAACCTTCTCTCCAGGTGATGCGCAGACAATTAAAAAAACTCAAGAGACTCCAATGAACTTTATTAATAAGTATTTGGATGACAAAGGTTTGATTAAGGATGCTGCTGGATACCATCGAGCTTTATCAATCGCAATGAATCCTGACAAATTTGCTAAGTTCTTTTATGAGCAAGGCAAGTCTGAAGCTACGGAAGATGTAATACGCAAAACTATTAAAAATTAATTATTATGGCAGGAGCAGTTCAAGCAACCCCTGGGTTTGCTTTACAACCGAGTGCAGAACAGGTGCCTTTGGCAACTAACTACATTACAAACTTTGATTTCTTGAATCAGTATTTACCTGATACTTATGAAAAAGAGTTTGAGCGATATGGAAATCGTACGATTGCATCTTTCTTACGTTTAGTAGGAGCAGAGATGCCTTCTAATTCTGACCTTATCAAATGGGCAGAGCAAGGAAGATTACACACTAAATATATTAACTGTGCTTCAGCAGGTAACGCTGGTGATGATACAGCTACAATCACAGTAAATGATACACTAGTACCTGGTACTGGAAGCATTGCAATCAGAGTAGGACAGACTGTTGTTATTTCTGATAATGCAGGAGCTGGATTAAACAAAGGTATTGTTACTGCTGTGAACACAGGAGCTGGTACTTTTGATGTAGCTTATTATGAAGCGGCTGGACAAGTTGGTGCATCTGGTCTTACAAGAACAGTATTTATTTATGGTTCTGAATTTAAAAAAGGAACTAGTGGAATGGTAGGCTCATTAGAAGCTGATGACGTTATCTTTGATAACTCTCCAATTATCATTAAAGACAAATACGCTGTAAGCGGGTCTGACATGGCGCAAATTGGATGGATAGAAGTAACTACTGAGAACGGAGCATCTGGATACCTATGGTATCTTAAATCAGAGCACGAAACTCGTCTACGTTTTGACGACTATTTAGAAACAGCAATGATTGAAGCTGTGCCAGCAGAAGCTGCATCAGGAGCAATCGCAGCTACAGGTGATGTAGGGAACAAAGGTTCTGAAGGTATCTTCTATGTAGTTGAAAATCGTGGAAATGTGTGGGGCGGTGGAAACCCAGCTGCACTAGCTGATTTTGACGCAGTTATTTCAAGACTTGACAAGCAAGGTTCTATTGAAGAAAATGTAATTTTTGTTGATAGAGAATTTAGCTTTGATATTGATGATATGTTAGCAGCTCAAAATTCTTATGGAGCGGGCGGAACATCTTATGGATTATTTGACAACGACAAAGACATGGCGTTGAACTTAGGATTCACAGGATTCCGTAGAGGTTATGACTTTTATAAGTCTGACTGGAAATACTTAAATGACCCGACTATGCGAGGTGGTTTACCTACTGGAGCTAACTCAGGCCGTGTAAACGGACTATTAGTGCCAGCTGGTTCAACTACAGTATACGACCAGATTTTAGGTAAGAATGCGAAGAGACCATTCCTTCATGTTCGATACAGAGCTTCTGAAACTGAAGACAGACGTTACAAAACTTGGATTACAGGTTCTGCTGGCGGTGCTGCAACTTCAAGCTTAGACGCTATGGAAGTTCACTTTTTGTCTGAGAGAGCTGTATGTACTTTAGGTGCAAACAACTTCTTCTTATTCCAAGAGTAATATTTTACCAAGGGAGGTTTAACCGCCTCCCTTTTTTTTAAATCAAATTAAATTTATATATAATGAAAAAAAACGCATTAGTAGACAAGGTCTACAAACTTACTAGAGATAGAGCCCCTATATCTTTTTTACTACCTTCTGGCGGCTCAAGAAGACAACCCTTATTACATTTTGATGAAAACAAAGGAATCAACCGAGTGTTGAGATATTCTCCTAACCAAAAGTCTTGTTTTGAAGATGAGCAAGATGGTCAAGTAGTTAGAGAACCTATTGATTTTGTTGATGGTTTTTTAAGAGTTCCAAAAAACAATCCTGTATTGCAAGAATTTTTATACTATCACCCATTAAACGGTAAAAAGTTTGTTGAGGTGAATGAAGAAAAAGATGCAGCAGCTGAAATTGAACAGTTAAATATAGAGGCAGATGCTCTTATTGAAGCTAGAAAACTTTCTGTAGACCAAGTAGAAACAATATCTAGGGTTTTACTGGGTAAAAATACAGAGCAAATGAGCACAGCGGAGCTTCGTAGAGATATATTAATATTTGTTAAGCGTGACCCAAATACGTTTTTAAAAATGATTAATGACCCTATGTTAAAGTTACAGTCTAATGTACAGTTGTTTTTTGATAAAGGATTATTGTCATTTAGGAATAAACAAAAAGAGGTGTGGTTTAACACATCTACTAATAAAAAGAAAATGCTTACCGTTCCTTTTGGAGAGGACCCTATGTATATAGTGTCATCTTATTTACAAAGCGATGATGGCATAGAGTCTTTGAAAATGTTAGAAAAATTGCTAGAAGATTAGCGATTGTAGAGAGAGGTCAAAAATAATTGACCTCTTTTTTTTTGCTTATCTTTGTAAAAAAGAAAGCGATGATAAACGCTGTTAGATATACTTAACAAGAATAATTATGGCTACATATCTCCATCAGATTTTAATCTATTTGCCAAGCAAGCGCAGCTAGATATTTTTGATGAATATTTTATAGCATACAATAGTCAGGTAAATAAAGAAAATGGTAGAGTATCTGGAACAGGATATGCTGATATTAAAAAAGGATACGAAGAAGTTATAGACACCTTTTCTGTTACGGCTAGTTTGTCAAGAAACATATTAAATGAATATAGTGTTCCTACAACTTCAACTACCGGTTCGGATTATTATTTGTTAAACAAAGTTTTAGTTTATAGTGTTGTTACCGCAGCTGGAATCACAACTTCTACAGGAGGAGGAAATACTGAGCTTATAGACAATACAGCTACTTTTCAAACAGATGGAATTGCAGCAGGAGATATAGTTTCTGTAATTCTTAATAACACGGTTGTTACTAATTTAAAAGTAACTTCAGTTACCAATCAAACCACATTAGTCGTGGATGTAGCTTCATTAACTACTGCAAATATTACATATGCTATTTATAAAAAAGTAAACTTAAAAAATGAAGCAGAGCAGGTAAACCATAGTAAAATTACAATGTTAAATAAATCTATGTTAACTGCTCCTAATATAACTTTTCCAGCTTATACTCAAGAAGGAGATGTTTTAACTTTGCATCCAGACACTATAACTACCATAGGAAGAGTAGTATGTCAATATATTAGATATCCAAAAGACCCTAAATGGACTTATGTTTCATTGTCGGCGGGTGAGCCTATTTTTGACCAATCACAATCAGATTTTCAAGACTTTGAATTACCTCCTGATGACGTAAATAATTTAGTATCAAGAATATTACAGTATGCTGGAATGTCTATAAGAGAAATAGCTACTGTACAATTTGGTCAGTCAATAGAACAATTAGAAAACCAAGAACAATAATATGGCATATTTATCACAATATCAATATTACGAAAATGCAGGCGCTACACCCTCTAATAAAAACTGGGGGTCTTATCAATATGTAAGTTTAGAAGATATAGTTAATAATTTTGAGCTTATGTACTCTGGCAATCATTCTTTAGTTAATAACGAAGAAAGATTTAAAATATTGTTTCATGCAAAAAGAGGTATTCAAGAACTAAATTATGATGCGTTTATGGAAATAAAAGCTTTAGAGTTAACGGTTTTTGATAATCTTACTTTTGTTTTGCCAAATGACTATGTTAATTGGGTTCGTATTTCATTATACAAAGACGGATGGCTTAGACCTTTAAATGAAAATATTCAAGTAAACTCTGCTCAATCATATTTACAAGGAGCTGGAGGAACATTGACATTTAATTCTGACGGCACTGTAGTAACCGATACATCTACCTTAGATACAGAAAGAAAAAACGGACAGCAAAATAGTATTTATCTTAATCAAGAAAATGCAACTGACCAAATAGCATTAGATTCAGAATCTAATTGGTATGCAGATTATACCATTGGGGCTCGTTATGGTTTAAATACAGAAACTGCAAACTTTAACCCAACCTTTAGAATAGATAAAAAAGCAGGGGTTATAAATTTTGATTCCACTATGCTTAATGAAAACTGTGTATTAGAATATATCTCTGACGGAATGGAAGGTGGAGATGATTCACAAGTATCGGTTAACAAACTTTTTGAAGATTATGTTTATGCTTATATTGAGTATGCAATTTTAAATAGCAAGTTCAATGTTCAAGAATACATTATTAATAGAGCTCGAAAAAGAAAAACAGCTTTACTGAGAAACGCAAAAATTAGATTAAGCAATATTCATCCAGGTAGATTATTAATGAATTTACGAGGAGAGAATAAGTGGATAAAATAAGATGGCAAACATTCAAAGAAATTTTATAGCTGGCCGAATGAATAAAAGCCTTGATGAAAGGCTTTTACCAAACGGTGAATATGTTGATGCATTAAATGTTAGGCTGGGCTCTACAGAAAGTACTGAGGTAGGTTCTGTTGAAAATTCTAAAGGAAACACCATCCTTACCACTTTAATGTTTAATGACGTAGAGCTTAGTAATAATGCTCGATGTATTGGAGCT